CCCGAGCGCGCCCGGCGCGACCCCCGGCGTTCTTCTCGGTGGCTTCGTCGTCCACTTCCTTGGCGTTGGTGCGATCCTCGTTCTTGCGGCTGAGATCCTCGTCCGCCTCGTTCTCGCCACCCGTCGCCTTGTGCTTGCGCTTACCCTTCATATCATCACTCCTTACGAGGCGTTGTTGATGCCCTGGACGTAGAACACGGTCAGTGTTCCGACGAAGGCACCCGTGGCATTGAACGTGAGCATAATCTGGATGTCGGTGTTGCCGACGTTGTCCCAGGCGGCGATCTGCGGCGCAGCGGCCGGCAGCAAGGTCGAATTGATTTGCCCGAGCGTCGCCAACGAACCGACGTTCGCGGGGGTGAGCAGCGTCGGGGTCGTGACCGTGCCAACGCCCACCGTGCCGGCGGCCTGAGCCGTGGTCACCATGAGATAGATGTCGGTGATCTGGCTCTGCGCAGGGATCACGATGTCAGTGAGAAACGTGGCCGCCGTCGAGTTCACCACCTTCGACTGCACCATCTGCACGTAGCCCACGTTCGCGGTGCCGATCTGGTTCTCGCCGACGCCCGCGAGCGCGCCGGAGCCGTCACTGTGGAAGACGTTGCCCGCGAGGAGCGGCCCTGTGAATAGGGTGCCGGGCCAAATCGGGCTGCCGTTCGGATTCGGACTCTGGCCGCCGTTGATGTCAGACATTTCGCGTTCCTCTTACGACGTCGGGAAAGTCGCCCAGATCGCTCTCCAGTTGAAGTAGCTGAGAGAGTATCTCTCGTACGCCTTCACCAGCAAGTTGTCTGTGACGAAATCGACCTGCATGTCGGTCTCGAAAGCGATGCGCTTCATATACGCGAGGCCCGCGATGTTCGTCAGCAGGAACCAGGCGAACTGCGAGGTCAGGAAGTCGTTGACCATGTAGCCCTCGGCGAGGCCGCCCGCCGTCGAGAGGACCGCGTTGACATCGTTGTCGGCGCTCCCCGGGCGAAGCTCCGTCTTGGTGATGCGGATCGCGACCGGTTCCAACTGCGGAGGAACGATGAGCTTGCGAGCCCGGGCGTAGATTTTCAGGCCCGCCTGGTCCTTGAAGTTCGTGCGGACCGAGATCATCGCATTGAGCATCGTTGCTTCGTTCAAATCGACGTCCACTACCGGCCGGTTGCCGATGGTGCCACCGTCGATCGGATGCGCGGTTGAGCACATCGCGACGCCGTCGCCGCCGACCGGCGCGTTGTACACGGAGCCCGTGTTCAGCACGTTCGCGGCGTAGATCTCCTTCGTTTGATGGAAGGACTCGATCAGGCCCAGGTTCGACGGGTGGAACTGGGTCTTGTAGAGGTTGTCATCGATCGCCTTGCGGGTGATCGCGTAGCCCAACCCGATCTCGTTGTGCTCCTGGTTGTAGACGTACCGCTCGCCGGCACTGTTGTCGAAAGCGGTCTGGCCGCCCTCGGTCTTCAACTGCGCGAGCCCGAGGTAGCGCATCTCGACGGTGCGCTCCAGCGCCATCTTGGAATCGAAGGCGCTGAATATTTTGTCGTACTGAGACGGGATCATCTCGTACTTGCCCTCGATCCCGCGCAGGCCCGGGAAGAGGAGATCTTTGATCGCACTTAGGTTGATAGCCATGTTCCATTACTCCTAAGTGTTCACGGCCGTGAGGGTCTTGGTTTCGACGTTGGCGAAGGCCACGACCGCGTAGTTGTACGCAGCCGCCGCGCCGCTCGTTGCGACGCCGTTGGCCCCTGGCGGGAACCAGACGAGCCCCACGAAGCGGAAGGGAAACCCTGTCGCTGCCGAGCCCGTATGGATGAGGTAGGCGCCGGAGAGTCCGTTCGCCGCGTTGCCGGTGCCGATGTTGAAATCGACGTTGGCGCCGATGTCCGCCTGCGCCATGCCGGTCGAATCCGACTGCACCAGGAACTGGGCATTCGGGTCGTTGATGATGTAGGCCTCGATGGTCGATTGGTTGCCGGCCGTGACGGGGGAGCCGCCGGGCCAGTAGTTCGACCATACCGTGCGGCCGACGACGAGCGAGTAGTACTTGCAACCCTTGAAGATGCCGGCCATCGTGACCGAGGATCCGCCAGCGGAACCGGCCGCTTGCTTGATGGTGCCGTCGCCCGTGCCGACTCGAACTACCGGGTCGCCGAAATAGATGGCTGCCGCGTTGTAGTCGATTCCGCCGTTGTACAGGGTGACCTGCTCGTAGGACGGGGTGACACCAGTGCCCGAGTACTCTCGGAACCCGAAGGGGGCATTGACGTTAGCCATGACGATACCTCATCTGAGGGTCGTCACAACTACCGGAGCGTGATGGGACCTAGAAAGCTTGGTCGAGGATCACCACCGGGGTGATCGGTTGTAGGCTTTATCCCACCTATTTTGGTCGTTGTCAAATCTACACGAAGAAAAGAGCCCCGCTTGAGACGCGGGGCAAGCAGGAGATCAGGCTGAAGGGTGGTACGTACCCACTGCAGGCAGCGAAACAGCCGCGACACAGGATGTGCCCCGGCATGTGCGGCACCTTCTCGCAGTCGGCGCAGAGACGGAACATCACTTTTCGGGAACCGGCATGGGCTCGTAGGATTTGCGGATCTTCGTGAGCGGCGTGCCGTCGTTCGCGGCGTCGAACGGGGAGTTCTGGCCGGCGGGAGCGCCGCTCAGTTGCTGCTCTTTCTGACGCACCTGATTGCGCGCGTGACGCAGATCGTTCTGGCGCACCTCGTCGGTGATTTCTTTCGGGCGCTCCATCAGGATCATGCCTTTGCGCTCGATCGACTCACCGCCATTGCCGTCTGGCATCATTTCCGGATGACGGGTCGCGGGCACGGGCTCCCAACCCTTCAGGCGCAGCGATACCTCGTAGGCGGGATCGGCCTTGCCCAAGGTCTCCTTACGCTTCCACTCGTAGTTCCAGCCGTCCGGAATGACGCGCGGATCGACGTAGAACTGATCTACCCCGTCATCCAGGGTGCCCAAGTGCTCGCGCAGTTCGGCGGCCCGCCGTTTGGCGCGGGTACGCGGGTCCTCCTCGATGACCCGGCCGAGCGCCTGCGGCTCCTGAGTCGTCGGGATGTCCTCATCGGACGGCGCCGGGGTCTGGGGCAGCGGGTAAGCGCGCGGGCGCGCCCGAGGGCGCTGGGGTTCGTCGATCGGCGGAATTTCGGTGCTCATCAGTTCAACCTCCCTTCTTTCTTAAGAGCAACCTTATTTTTGGCATATTCCTCATCCGTCATGCCGTTCATCTGCGCGATCTCGCGCTCTGCGCCGCTCAGAACCATGGAGTTTGAGCGGGTGCCGGCGCCATTGCCGCTGCGAGTCACGGGCGCTGCAGCGGGCTGGGCGCGGCGTATGGGCTTCGCGGCATCGGCCATTGGATCGTCCTCTTCGGTGGGTAGCGGTTCTTCGGTCCTGATGCCGAGCATTCTCTCGATTTCTTTGAAATATCGAGGACTATCGACCTCGACCTCATCCTTGATGAAATTGTGCGCGGCGATCATCTTCGCGTTCTTCTTCGCGTCGGTGACGTATTCGCGATGCTTTCGCACCCAGTTGGCGGAGGCCGGCGTCATGTTGGTGACGAACTGCTCGACGATGTCGGTTGGCGGTCGCGGCCGCGGCTTCGGCTGGCGCTCCAGCGCCTGCTTGCCTTGCTTCAACTGCAGCAGGTTCGCGGCGTTCTCGCTCATCTGCATCTGGATGTCGGCGGCGGCGTCGAAATCCTGGTCCTGCAGCGCCTGCTTGTAGTTCGACTTCAGCATCGTGTTCGATTGCTCGAACTTCTCGATGGCGTTGGTCATCAGGTGCAGTTGGTTCTGCTGGGAGTCCGTGCGCGCGGCGACTTCGGATTGCGCGGCCTCCTGATAGAGCCGCTCCGCCTCGATGCGGGCGTTACGCTCGTCCTCCAGCTGCTTCTTGACGGCTTCGATGCCATCTTCTGGCTCGAGGATCTGCCTTTCCGCCGGCTCGACGGCAGCGCCGGAATCCATCTTCTCCTCGGCAAGCTTGCGCTCAACCTCGTCAAGATCGACCTGGACGTCGTCAGTTGTTGCGCTCATTACCATACCATCCCTGGGTTCTGAATCTTGGCCTTGATCATGTCGTCGAAGACGTGTCGGCAGTGGACGTGATTCACTTCCAGCGCCCAGCAGTCAGACGGACGGACCACCACCCACTCGTGGAGCGCAAGCAGTTTACCTTTGAAGCACGCATCGTGACCAATCTTGA